TTAAATATAGTCAGCTTGATAAGGTGTCTTATGCTTTAAAACGCCATAGCAGAGATATACAAGCTTTCTCATCACAGCACAGAGCGCAGACATTTTAGACTTACCATTTTTAAGGAGTCTGTCATATAAAATTTTGGTGTGAGGATTGAATCGTATAGCAACAATCCCCGCCATATAGAGTGCTGATCTAATTCGGGATGATCCTGCTTTAGATATTCTTGTTGCACCGCGAACAGAAGTACCCGATTGTTTTTGTACTGGTACAAGACCAACATAGGCAGCAGCAGAACCCGCATTTTCAAAGTCTTTGCCATGGAACAGATTAAGCATCTGTAACGCTGTACGCTGACCAATTGCAGGGATGGATGTTAATAATTTCATTTTTTGAGATAATTCAGAGTCGCTTTCAACTAACTGATCGATCAAATTATCTATTTGGTCAATACAGTCTTGTATATATTGCATATTATCTTTAATCATTGAAACAACTTGCTTGGATGTAGTTGTAAACATTGATTTTTCAAGTCTATTGTTTTCACGCACCAAGTCAGTTGATAAAGCATCACGCCTAGTCATCAAGTCACGCAATTCTCTAAAGTTTATAGAGTGTGGTTGCCAAAATTTAATAGGTGCTAAAGCCCCATATTTAGCAAGAACTTCACTGTCAACTTTGTCGGTTTTATTTAGAATAGACATGCCTTGCGCAAAGCGTCGTGTACGCATTGGATTAGATATGGCAATTTTAATCTTTAAATCGTTGAGAAAATAACAAAGATTTTCATGATAAATCCCTGTTGCTTCAAGTGTCACAAGTAAATCACTATATTGAATGTTTTTTTGATTAAGCCATGTTACCAGTTTATTAAAACCACTTTCATTATTAGGAAATATTTTAGCTTTCCCTTTTTTTGAAATGTCATTAATTAATAAGCAACAGTCTATTTTATCTTTAGATACATCGATACCTAAATAATTCATTATTTCCCCAATTTTTTAAAGGCACAATTGCACAATCTTAGCTTGCATATACAGCGTCTAAGCGCTTTGATACCGTCGAGATTTTTAATTGTGCAAAGGGTGGGTGTATGTTTTGTCTTTTTTCCAGCCTTAATGAGCTAGCCTAGCAAGAAACTATACAACCCACTGTTATGATAGCTAATCACAACGAACACAATATATCAGAAATTAAAGATTATGCCAGTTTGTCGAAGTGTCTAGACTACGCCTTGAGGCACAACAAATTCATGAAAAACCTATGTTTACGCGATGTGCCTCAATTCCCCTGAAGACACTTCTTTATAAATTCACGTCATATCAAAGAGCCGGATTTTGTAATCAAAGAAAAAGATGCTTTAATTTTTTCGATGTTCTTCAATGAGCTTATTCCTTTGTTCTAGCTGATAATATTTACCTTTAAAGAAATACAAAAAACCGTCTTGGATTTTAATTCTTTTGGGTCTTTTAAAACGGTAAGCCCACACATTGAGTAGATTTTTAAAAAAGCCAGAAACAATTAAACCTAATACAGCTCCAACTACAAAAACTTGAAAAAGTAGATTATTCAAAACAGCAATATCTGTGACTGACATAATTAAATTAACTCCTAGAATAAAAAAGAACCACGATCATTTGCACCATCAAATTTCTGCTCAAGACTTGGTCGAACGTAGTTATTAGCATATTGAGTAGGCTGCTGTTTCGGCTGAATCTGCTCCGTAGAATCTTTTTACAAAGATTCTGTACTCACAGTTTCAATCCGAGCTTCAGCAAAGTAATTAAAAGGTCTATCACCAGCCTGATTAATCAAGCGTTTGCAGTCCGATTGTGTTACATCTTGAAGAATGGTTCCTTGTTGGGTGTAAGCAACATAACGACCATTTTTCTTTATACAACCTGCAAAAACTGGCTTAGATGTAGCTTCATAAGTAATGGAGTCTGAAAGGTCGGCATAGGGCTTACTTGGATTGTATGGAATAGATTGGACGTTATTGACACCAACAGAGCCGCCATTTTTAGTTAGGTTATTAAACCATTCTACACATTCAGGTTTTTCAACATTTGCACCTTTACGACACTCAACATCGAGATTCTTAACTGCATCTGTTGAAACAGATGCAGCTTGTGAACTGACAACAGTCGTTTGTTGTTTTTTACCTGATGCAATATCTGCATTTTCTTTGATTTTAGAAGCAGATAGGTAAGGGTTATTTGACCCAAAAACCATATAGCCTACAAGGAAAACCACTGCTACTAAAAAGCCACCTAGCTTAAAGTAAATAGGCGGAATCTTGAGTTTATGTGTATCCATCGTAGTGGATTTATATTGATCAAAGATTTTTGAATCAGGTTTAAATTTTTCGTGTGATTCAGCTTTGTTTTTAGCTCCAGTTGAATCAGGCATAGAAATAGCATAGCGCCATAAAAAGACATCTGCAAAGCCACGACCATAAGCACGATGTAAATGGTAGTGAGAGCCGACTAAACTTAAAATATGGTTATGCAGGAAGCTTGGGCTTTGTGTAATTAGAATAATGTCATGCCCAGTATGACGATGAACTTCAAGAGCCTTTACTCGTTCATCCGAGCTTAGTTTTTCACGACCTTTATATTGTAAGAAGTCAAATTGTTGTGCCTCATCATAGATGACAACAGAACCATCAGGCGTATTTCGCCAGTCATTATTTTCAGGTAGTTTTTGAACACCTTCATAATCAAATTCATCAATATTTGTATAAACAGAACGACCTTCTTTTAAGTATTTAATAGCCAAAGTTGCTGTTTTTGCAGTTTTAAATGAACCTGGCTTCCCCGTAATAAGATATAACATTTTTATCACCTTTAGCGCGTGCGCCCCGTGCTACACGTAGCGAGGTGCCACGCGGTGCACGTAAGCGCACGCGCTTTATTATTTAGATTTAACGAAAGAAACTTGGGCAGCCATAATTGCTGATCTAGCAACCAAGGCACCAATAATGATTGATATGGCTTTGTCTAAGCCCGATATACTTAAAAGCCCTAAATAAGAGGGGTTAAGTTGAGATGACATAGCCATAGCTTTACTGATATACGCATTCAAAATGGTTTCAATAACGGCACCAGTGACTAAAGAAACACCTGCACCCAATAGGACTTTTTTTGCAAAGTTAGATAAGAGCCAGCTTGTAAGACTAAATAGAATTGCTTTCATGTTCTAAGCCCTAAGACAATAAAGGCAGCACCCATATATGCACTAAAAACAATGGCTGGTTTAATGATTGAAAGTAATTCGCACCATGGTGCCCAAGAGAAAGTAATGGTTGAATGTGTACCATAAAGCTCTACTGGGACATGGGCGTCTGGAGGGCAGGAAGCTGCCCAAGAAATATAGTTTTCAGTTGGTGAAATTGATTGTGTCTCAAATTCAGGCTTTTCGTTATCAGGTAAACTGGTGTCTTTGCCGAATTCATTTAGCCAAGTATTAAAACCATTTAAATAATTAACTACAGATTGAAGACCCGAACAAATAGACGGCATCCAGCTACATGCTTCAGGGAAATTAATAGTTATGTCATAAGGCGGTGGTGTAGCAGTTGGTTCACCAGTTGCAGGATCAGTAGTAGGTTGAACGGCAGCTTGACCAGTCGCAGTATTGCTAGTTGGGATAGACTGAGATGCATTTAATTGCTGTACAACTTGATCAGCACCAACAATTTGACGTGATTCGTCACTATCTAAAGCAGTATCAGCAACAGATGAAACATAAGCTTTAGCATCTGATTTTTCTGCAACTGCATCACTGATAACTTGAGAAGCTACAGCATCATAAGGTAAATATTTTTCTTGTCTATTTGGTTCAGCATTCGGATCATATGCAGGATTAGCTGCTTTATACATTGTGTAATAAGTGAAATAAGTACCATCAGGACGGTAAAGTTCACAACGAGATTGAGAAACAAGAGATGCTTTAAATGTCTTGTAGTCAGGATGTGTAAGCATGCCCTGACAAGCCTGGCTAGCAGTCGCATAATTAATACCGTCATATGCATTGTAATAATAATATTGTGAAGACGGATCATTGGGATCAGTAGGGTCACTAACAAGAAAATATTTAACACGATTGTTTGCAGGATCCATCGTGTAATCTACTGCACCGATTAATGCTTTAATTGCAAGATCTACAGCTAAAACAGCACCAGTTCTGACAATCATTTTGCTAACTTGAGTAGCAGTTGGTGTAATCGCAGCAGCCCCAGTAGCTGCATAATTTTTACCGTTCAAAACGATATTTTTAGTACCGTCATAGAATGTTGTTGCACCTTGCACAATACGCTTAGTTACAGACCAACCATCAGCAGCTACTGTAGTAGCAAAGACATAAGTAGGTGCTAGAACAATGTTAAAGCACATTAATAGAACTAATATTCTTTTCATTTAACTAGCACCGTTACTGTAATAATAAGAACAATGACAATGAGCCAGTTCACAATTGATGCTTCTTCCACATCGTCCCCCAATTGTTCTTAATAAGAAAAAGGGAGCGAACTCCCTTTTATGTTGTTGATTATTTAGCAGCAGCGCGGAGGTTACGCCAAATCGCAATACCCGCAGTAAAACCAAGCCAAGTCACACCAATTGTCGCAGCAGCAGTAACAGCAAGCCCCAAATTAGTCACAATGGCAGTTACGTCATAATCTGCACGAGCCATAGACGTACCAGTTGCAAGAGTTGCAACTACAGCAGCTCGGTTTAAGTAAGTTTGTAAACGTGATTGTTTTTCAGCACGTTTAATAGCGATTTCATTTTTAGTCATGAGATTTTTCCCCTAATCGACCAAGTTTGTTAAATACTGCACCTGTAATAATTACAAGACAGCAAGCAAAACCAATACTGAAAGCATTGGCAGGTGTGATGCCAAACATGTCATTTAATGTGACTTGTTCAACCCACAAGACACATGTTTGTACATCATTGATAAGCTGTAATTCTTTACAAACATATGCCATTTTTTAGAATCCTTAAAAACCACTGGCTTGCTTTTTACGCCCCCAAAAACCAGTGGTATGGGTTTAACCGCTACACTTTGTTAAGTGGAGTGGCAAATACTGATAATGAAAATATGAGCCACATTTATGGCAATCTATTTCGTTATACATAAAAATAGCCTAAGCGATCTTTGAAGATGTAGGTTGTTGCACTTTGCTTAGATCAAGATCAACTAAGATCAGTACAGAAGATTTACCATTCGATACTTGCTCCATCGTCGCGGTGCAAGTGAAAAGAAATGAAAGGTGCTTAATACGCTCAAAATTGAACGATGTACCCCATTTAATTGATTCACCAACCTGACCTACAAAATTTTCGCCTGATTGCAAATCCGCTTGATAAAACACAGTAGTTGAATCATATGGTTTACCGTTAAATTCACCTTTAGATGACTTTGCCCCCAAGATGATCATTTCAGTTTTAAATTGCATGAATAAAATCCTTATATTGAGTTTGATTAACTAAAGGGACACCCACGAATAGCGAGTAGTCTTCATTTAGTGATTGAATAGGTTGATTGATACGTAACGACTGCATCACAGCAGCATGAGAAAACTTAAGGCGTTTTGGCACTTCATCTTTTGAAGATGAAAGCAT